ATTACGTATCCTTATACCTGAAATCTTCGCAAGTATGCCTGGCCGCGAGATTATGGCACACTTGTCTGGTTAACTCTCGTCTCATACAGGTAACACAAACGTGAAAATCCTTGTTGATGAAAAAAATGATGACTTAATTTATTGATGTAAAAGGATTTATGTCAGCGCGTGTCCACGCAGTGACCACATTTTCGAGTTACAGATAACACAAAGCCCGTTTTCACGGGCTTTGTGTTATCTGTGATTGTGGCTAAGCCACATGATTTATACTATTTCCAGTTACAAGCAGCCTGAAGCGGTTTTAGCGCGTTTGACAGGCCGTTTAAATTGAAAGTTGCACTTACGGGGCTTTCATTATAAGGAGTTATTTTTGTATACATTTTGTTTGAGTTGGCTAGTTTTCGGATGAAATCAATGTCATTACCTTTATAAAAAACAGCCTTTGTATCTGTAGATACTAGCCAGTTTCGCTCAACAGCTTTCTGTTTATCAAGACGATAAAGCATGCTGGTTTGTTCAAGGCCTAAATATACATCCCAACTAAGAAATACTTCGGTTTTCTTTTCTCGGCAAGCTATAAACAGAGTAGGAGTAACCGCTTCTCCAAATGGAGTTCTGATATAATCATCACTTTCTAACGATAAAATTACATTTTTCGAATCATCAATTGGCGATGTAGTAATGGATGTGTGCCATTTTCCTACATCTGTAGCTTTCTCTAATTTTGATTCAGCTTGAACGTCTTTATCCTGTGGAAATAGTTTATCGTAGCAGTTTAGTCTGGCTTCTTTATCATTTTCTGCTCGACATTTAGATATCTCAGAAAGATTTGGTTGCTGAGCCTCTGTTGTTACTGGCTTTTCCGTTTTAGATTTTGAGTTTACAGATGGAGTAAATGTTGGAGAAAAGAAACGATCATAACAAGATAAACGTCTGTCATCATCTTTCTCATCAGGGCATTGATCTCTGCTTTCGAATTTTTCAGCAACTTTCGTTCGGGTCGGTTGTATTGACTTATCGTAACAAGAAAGTCTGTTTTTATTATTTTCTATTGCTCGGCACTGGAGTACTGCATTGAAGTTTTTATGTTCAGTTGCTGCGTGAACAGTCAGTACACTAATTGATATAAATGATGCACCTATAGAAAAAATTATATTTTTCATTTTGTTATCCCTTTGGTTTAGTAAGAAATACTAAAATTCCGATAATGATATCGCCAATAACCCATAAGCTTCCAATGGTAATTAAACCTAAGCCTGTACCAATAACTGCACCGGCTTTTTCGGCATCGGATGTGGCATTATTTATTATTTCACTAGTGCCTCCTAGTCCAACTAAAAGCATATAGATCATAAAAATATTAAATAATATAAAAAACCACTTAATGATCCGTCCCAAAAATGAACGCTTAAGTTTTTGTAGTTGTTTACCACAAGCAGGGCAATACAATGCTGAATCGCTTACCTCTTTCTGGCATTCAGGACATTTGATTAATGCCATGTAATCCGCCTCCTTTGGATTAATACGAGTTGATATTTGTTACAAAACATTTTGATTTTATCAGATTTTTTTTTATTGATAAGTGTCAATTGATTAGCTGGTATAGAGTGAGGCATATAGAAGGGCTGAGCTGCGTCAGTATGTGATGCAAAAAATCCCACAGTTTCATGGAATTTTTGCATTTAGAGCTGTGAGATAGGGTGCCTTATCGACCTTACCCTGGCAACCGATTGACGGGGGATTGCTCCCCCGTCGCGGTTTCCTTACTGCTTACACTGTAAGAACGCCGCAAACTCCGCTCCCCAGAAGCTCATCCGTATTTCACACAGCGAACCGTGTAGCATCCAGATGATGAGGATTGCCGTCACGCAGAACGTGATGGCCGTAAGCGATTTTTGCGACATAGCGCTTGCTCCTTTGTTGGAGAGGCGCTAACCTATCACTTGCTTAAGGTAGATATGTTAGGGCCTCGGTTAAACAGAAATGTTTCCCGGGGCCTTTCCACATCTGGCCTTCAGGTATTCCCTCCGACCATCAGCCGAAAGGCACCCGCGCGTAATCTAACGCTTTTTTGTTACTCCGGCAATTCTGCCTGTTAATTCTGAGGTAAAGGTAAGCTCATCTGATTGTTTCCCCTGTGTGAAGCTGGTAGCTCATGCCACGGGATACCTTCTGAAGAGTGAACGCCGGAGGCGTGTTTCGATGTGAATTTATGGAAAGCTTCCAGTGTTGAGAAGCATACGCCGCATTCCAGGTTGTTACACTGGTAATACTTTTGCCGGACGGTGTTTGAATCATTTTCCGGGCGACTGGTGCGGATACGGGCAGACGCGCCACAAAGCGGACAACGAAACATAGCAACCTCCCTTAATGTGGTGCTGTCGCTATTTTAAATTGTATTCGCAAATATGCAAACTGACCGTCAGGTCAGTTTGAGGAACGGGCGTTTAATCATTAATAAAAATGTTCTCTGATGTTATTTATTATCTTGCCATTGTCAAATGATGATCTAATGACTAATTATAACAAAAGAGTCTGTACATTATTTATATGTTTTGATAACTAGGTGTTTTTATATATTTATAGATTTAAAATGTCATATAAAAATGTGTGTTATAAAATCATCTGGTTTGAGTGAAAGGGCAGGAGGTGGATTTTTTCTGCCCTTTAATAATATAGTGCTAATGGAAACAATATCTATATACGAGTTATTCTACTCTCTGTAAAATTCTGCGTGTAAAATTGAAGCCAGTGCTGATGGGTTTTCCCATGACATGGAATGTCCTGCTTTTGGCACTATTGCAACAGATATTCCTGATTCTTTTATATGTTGGAAATCATTGTCTGGCAATGATTGTTCGCCGAAAATTAGTGTACGTGAACAGGGCAGATTAAGGAAGATATCTCTCCATGATGGAGTGGTTCCATCAACCAGACTTTTGGCTCCTCGCCATATTGCCCATGGGGCTGCATTCTGGAGTTCACCTTTCCATGGGGATGTCTCTTGCTCCAGTAATTCATCGTATATGTGAGAGATAAACTCTGCTTCTGGTTTCTCTATTATCTTACGACTATATGTACCTCCACCAGAGTGAAAATTAGGTTCAGAAACTACAAGCTTTCTTGTTCGTTCATGTAGTTGTCTGGCTACTTCAATCGCAATACTTCCTCCCATACTGTGACCATAAATATGGAACTGTGAGAGATTTAATGTTTCTACTACTTCAATAACAACTTTAGCTTGATGGGATATGCTGTAATCGAATCTTTTAGGCTTATCACTAAACCCATATCCAGGGAGATCTATCAATATTGCTCGTTGTCCACCAAATGCAGGGTCTGCAACAACCCGTGGATATTCATAAGAAGAAGAACAGCCAAGCCCATGAATAAAAATAACAGGAATACCCTGACCAGGTAAATCATGCCAACGTACATTTGCTCCGGCAATTAAAGAAAACAAACTGAACATAATATGTACCTTTGCTTTTTCTTACAGGTATAACCTGTAACTCTGACTGTAAAGGATCTTCTATCCTTGTTCTTGCCTCGCTGTATCCAGAGAGTTTTTGTATATTAAATTAAACACCGAAGTTGCTCACTCTGTTTCTGCTATCCATTCTGGGATTTTTGCTTCAAGCTCAAGCTGCGTGGTAAAACCGCTGTTATCAATGGTGTGCTCGGCTTTTGCAATAATCCAGTCCTGATTATCAATCTCGCTTTTAAATCCTGTTACCGTGCCATGCATTTCGGGGTAGAGTTCTGCGCGTCCGCGTGCCAGTGTGATGGAGAATGATGCGGCTCCGCGTTGTAGCTGCTGCCACTTTGCCGCCGCTGCGCGTCTTGCTGCCTGCTCGTTCTGATAAGTCTTGCGTAACACAAACACATTTCCTTCCGCGCCTTCCATATAATCACCTTCACGGCTGCTGCTTTTCTCCTTTTTGGGTTTTGGCGGTTTGCGGCGTTTCACGCTGACTTTTTTCTTTTTCCCGTAATTAAGATCAAGCCAGTAGGCGCGTACACCCGTATACGCCTCGCGGTCAGCAATGCGGAACTGATGGCGATCGCCGCTGCTGCGTGTGATGGCGAACGATGGCAACGGCTGGCCCTGTGCGTTCACGCCACCACCGGGCATGATGAATAACAGATTACCGCTTTTTACCGTGGTGATTGCGCCCAGCATTTCCGCCATGCGCGTAAGAAAGGACATGTCGCTTTCTTCGGTCTGGTCGGCGTGGTCGATTTCTATATCCATCAGCATTTCGCTGATTTGCGGTTTCAGACCATACCGATGAGCGATGGCGGATACCACGCGCTCAACGGTCACATCATGCCAGGACACCTCACGTTTAACGTTAAATTCATCCCGAAAATCTGCGCTTCTGGCTGAAACCGTCAGCCTGTCCGGCGGTCCTTCGTGAGCGATTTCATCAACAATGTAAGTGCCTTTTTCTGTCAGCGGTTCTCCTTTCCAGCCAATGAGAACCGTCAGGCGCGCGCCCCGTGGCGGTAGCTGC